ATGTGCTTGATTCGTTCAAGTCATAACGCCATTGACCAAGTGCGCCAGTGTTGGCTGTGACACCACCAACAGCATCCGTAATATCAAATGAGTGATTTAGTTCCCCTGGAACTTCACTATCAACGAAGGTGCCTTCTGGGTTTGAGGGACCAGTACCGAAAGTGATTGTAGCGTTTCCTGATGGGTCATAGAAAGTAACAGTTGAAAATTCATCTGCCGCATCAAAGTCACCACCCGCTTCACCGATACGGTCAAAGAATAGTCGTGCGCCGCCTGCAACCAAATCATCAAGATATCCAGTCCAGCCACCAAATGCGTTTGCTACTTCAATAATACCTTGGTTTTCGCCATCACCGTTTACACGTTGGTCGTATGTTGTGACTTTAAAGCGGTTTGCAGTAAGTGCAGAAGTAGAACCATGGCGGTATTCGTCAGTCACACTATATGTGGTATTGCGGTAACGAGTCGCAAGTGAGTACTCTGTGTATAGTAGGTCGTATGTTGGGTATGCTTCACGAATTTTATAGCAGAGACCAATACGACATGCGCCTTTTGCGTTTGCAGGAACACTGAGAGTAACTTCAGTAGTCAACGCAGAGTTTGAATACAATTTAATTGTGTTTGAATCAATAACACCGACATAGTAAACTACGCCATCAACAAGACCAGCATCAGTGTCTTCAAGTGTAGGTGTATTGAACAGCACAGTAGAACGATTAGGCAAATCGTGTGAAGGCCATGTGATTGTATTAGTGTCAGTATCTATTGTAGTAGGTGAGATGTATAGTGTATATGTTGACTGATAATCCCATGGAACAATTTTAGACTGTCGTACACCAGTACGACCAGTGTCTTCAGCGGAAACAACAGAAATGTTAGTTGTGAACACTGCATCAGTATCAATGTATGGACGACCATCAGGAGCAGTTGCTTGTGCGTCTGAAACGATTAGTGACTTAGGTCCAATTGTGTTACGAAGATACACTTTTGTGCCGACTGCAAAACCGTGAGTTTCATCAGTAGTAACGTCAATCTTGGAAGGTGAACCACTATCTGTCTGTGCGCCGTCAATAACGGAAACTGGGAGTGGGCTTCCTTCAAAGAACTTAGCAGGCACGATTGTTGTATAACCACCAGCAATGTTACCAGTAGTTGTTGCAGGAACATCTAGTTCGAAGAAGAATACAAATTCGCCATCGACACCAGAGATTGTGAAGAAACCTTCTGCTTGATAATCATCAAGACCTTGAACAGAAACTGGGTTACCTAGTTCAATGTTATGGGCAACATTACAAGTAACTTTAACTTGCTTAGAACCAGCAACAGATTCAACAGAAGTAATACCATCAAGTGGTTTGTCACCAGATGAAGAGTATACAGTAGGAATGTTGTTTACGGATTGAAGTGTTTCCCACTTAGTTGACTGTAGACCATATTCAAAGTCAGTATCAATCAAGTTTCCTGGGTTAGATACACGAATTTTACCAACACCATCAAGCAAATCTTCGGCGAAAGTAATTCGTTCTTCTTGTACTGAGACAAAAACTTGAAGTTTATCGCCAGAGAAGATTTCAGCATCATTAGCAGTATCGTATGCTAGATTAACTGTAGTCTTTTCCGAAGTCTCATCAAAGGTTCTTGTGCCTTTGAAGTTCTGCGAATTAAACTGATATAGTGTTTTGCCCGCAGTAACATCAGTGATAAGAAGGATGTCTTGCTTATCATAGTTACCTCGAAAGGTGACTGTGCCAGCGGCTTTATCAAACGTAACATACGCTGATGGAATTAGATGTCTTGCCATTTTTTGTTTTCTCCCAAGAATTTATATACTAAGATGATTGTTCACATTATAACTATATTTATACAACAAATTATCCACCGAAGCCGATATGATACGCTGTAATATAATCTCTAATGTCTTCATCTTGAAGCCTAAGTGTACCACGAATATTGATATCTGTTGCAAGTTTCGCAGATTGCACTGCTTCATCAGCAAGGCGAATTGTTGTAATTGCGCCATCAGCATCTAGTACGTTAACCACATTGATAAGGTCGTTTGTTCGTGTAACCCATTGTGTGATTGAATTTGAATTATTAAGTGTTGCGATTGACATATTATGTCCCCTCTACATTTTATTTATAAGTTGAGTCAGAAGCGATTTTATATCACTTATGTCCTGTTCCATACTATTTAGTCGTTCATCTGCCTCTGCTTGTGCTTGGCGTAGTCTTTTTTTCTCAAGATGCTCCTGAATCTCTTTCTCATTCCTTTGGAGAATAATCGCTTTAGAGTAGGGGTCTCTAGCATAATCTGGTTTATCTTTCACCCCCGCAAAAGATTGCTCTTCGGGGGGTGAAATGTTTGTTATCATCAACGACTTGTCTGGCATTATTACGAACTACCTGTTAGGATTCTCAAATCTTGACAGTATGGTACACGGGCTTTACTATCAGTGAACAGACACACTTTAATTGCGAATGTTACAAAGTTTCCGAATTCCACACCATTTACGTTAGTGTATGTTACAGTTCCTGTCGGTGGTTTCCACTCCAAATCAATTGTATCACCAAAGTATGTAGAATACAAATCTTGCTCTTGTAACTGCATACGAACGTATGGTGTATCATCAAACGCACTGTCATCACCAGAAGAAAGAACCTTGTAGTAAACTTCAATGTTCGAACCACGTGGTTTGTAGCAACGCATTCTGGCAGAGATTGTATCAGAAGCAATACGACCCTCTGGAATTGTCACTTGACGGGTTACATAACGAGCCTGAGCATTACCATCCAAGTTGCTGGTTTCACCCAACACTCTGAAGATTGGTGCAACTTGCCCTACGTCAGCGGCAACTGTAATGATAGGTGTTTCATAGTAACCTTGACCCTCAGAAGTAACACGCAAACCAATCAACTCGCCAGAGGCATGAATGTCATCATCACCAAAAGATACGTTTGCAATAGCACTGAATCCACTACCAATACCAGAGATAGTAATTCCACCATTTTCGGTAGAAGGCGGATTCTCTGGGTCATACCCAGTACCATTTCCAAGCATCAAAATCTCTTTAGAACTAATGCCACCATTGTTAATGATTTGGTCAATAAACAAAGTACGAGAAGGTTCAATGTCAACTGCTGGTGAAACATCTGCATTGGTAGATGTTAGTGTATATTTCAAGAAGAAAGTACCAGCCTCAGGACCAGCCGCCATTCTTCTATCTGTAAACACGTTCTCGCCAGGAATGTACTCTTCCCATGCACTATTGATTGCTTGTTCTGGGTCAAGGTCATCATTCTTACCGTTGTCTTCTGTAGTACCTTTCCAGTAGAACTTAATATCAGTACTCTGACCTGGGTCGATAGTTTCAGTCATTGTTCTGAATACTTGGTACTCATACAATTCATCCATCTCATACTGACCAAGAACTGCTTCACCAACAACACTAGTGTCAAAGTTTGCTTTGTACATACGGAACATCAAATCTTGTGTCTGTTCAGCAGTCCATGTAGAAGCATTCTGTGACTTGAACAAAGAACCAGCATATGGCTGTTCTGTAATTCTATTGGAAGAACCTAGAATTTCTTTGCCCATCTCTGAGATGTAGACTTCATAGTTATTTGAGTTTGACAACAATACAATTGCATATTCGCCTGGTTCCAAGTAGACTGGAGAAGGGAATGCTACTGTAGTTGGTGCCGCAAGAATACTTGCATTGTCAAAAGGATTCTCTGGCAATACAACATCAGCAGGCGGAATATCAAACTTACCAAAAGGTACAATAACAGCACTATCTGGATAACCGTTGTTTGTCGGACGAATTTGCACTGAAACAGGAACAGATTCATCTTTAGACCTGAAGAACAAGTCCAACTTAGTAATGTAAATGCCTTCTGGATGTTTAACTGCATCAACCAAGATAGATTCCGCTACTGGGTCGTACCAACCAACTGTCTTTTTAGTGACTTCTCTATTGGTTACACGAGTTACCGCAGAACGTACTGTTCTAGTTTCTGTTACAGTTTCACGAATTAGTGCAGGTTCACGAGTAGTGATAGTTGTGTTTTGCATAATCTTCTTCTGACCAGATGCGGTGTATGTCGCATCGGCTGAAGTTGTAGCATCAACTGGGTCTGCTTTATTCGGGTCATCTAGTAGACGGAAAGTTCTTTCGCCAGTCTTAAAGCGTAGACCTGTCTCACCTTCATTAGGAAGATTAAACAAACCTGCAATGCGACCAGAACCATCAGTCTTGAGAGCATCACCATCCTGTGCAGTAGTAATACCAGCCAAACGTGCTGTTGGTGGGATTCTTGTTACAGATACACCGTCAGCGTTTTGAATAGTAGTAACAGTACCCTTAATCTCAAGAGTTCTAGCATTGTCAGAAATAATCTGGTCAATTGCGGCTTGAGTTCCAGGTTGCTCTTCAGTAATGATGTCGTCTACTGTGCGTTTAATGTCATAAGTTGCTTCAAACTCAAACTTAATATCGTAGAAGTTTGTCATGCCACTAGGAGCATAGTTTACGCTACCAGTAGGGTTCAACCATACACGGAGGTATTGCTTACCCGAAACTTCATATAGTCCACTGATAACATTACGTCCGCTTGGGCTTGATGCATCCCAGTTTGTGTCTGTTTGCCACTTAGATGATGCACGAACACCAGAGAAGCGACCAGCCAAGAATCGGTTTGTACCGAACAACCAATGCCAGCGGCGTCTCCACCAGCGTCTAAACCAGCGGCGGCGCTCATTTGCAAATCGAACAACAATGTATTCTGAACCTGCATTCAAATCGCCACGAACTTGTACGCCAGTGACTTTTAGAGTCTTAGCGAAGATTTGGTTTCCATTCTCGTCATTACCAAGAATATCCGAGATATTGTATGTGTTAATGATACGTCTACGGTGTCTACGACCAACAGCAGGTGACCACTTTCCACTCACTGTTGCAGACTGAATGACAGTACGCTTAACAATACGAGTAGAGAATGACTGCTCGGAAGTCAGACCTGCAACAACAAGTCTACCTGTAGAACCATCATGACCAGCAACAATGTTACCACGACCCAAAATAGTTGTTGGGTCATCCAAGTCATAAACAACAACTTCTTCTTTTTCTAAGAATCTTTGTTCTTCTGGAATAGAACTTGCGGCATATGTCAAGTTTGTACCGACAATATCAAGAGTATTGGCTGGTTTAGAATATGCTGATACATTAACGCCATCGAACCAAGGGTATACTGTAGTGTTTGGCTTCATGCCAGTGACATTAAAGAATACTTCTTTTGCTCTCATCCATGGAATGATTGTAATATCAACAACTTTATTTCCTAAAGACTTCTGTACTGTCTTCATACCCCAACGAGTACGAATACCTGTTCTTGTTTGTTTACGAGTTGTTACTGTTGTCTGTCTAGTTACCGCTGTGGTTGTGCGAGTAATTGGACGACCTTTTCCTCTAACAAAGTTAGCAAAAGATGTTTCTCTTACGTTTTTGGTAGTACGACTAGTTGCTGTGTTTGTTGTTTTACCTGTCCAAGTAGTTTCCCAGTTGTTCCATTGCACACCACCACCAACAAGACGATTAGTACGCATGTTAGCATTCAAAACATCAATCTGGGCACGATACGCATCGTTTTCACCACTCATGTTTACGTTGAGTGTTGGACGCTGTTCAGTTTCAACCCAGTTGTCCATGTGAGGAGACAATTCCATAACACCCAAGAAGTTTGCAATGTTATATGGGTTTACGTTGATTGCTTTAGAACACAAAGGAACTTCAATAAACAACTCTGGAGTGTATGGTAGCGTAATTAGTTCGCCTGTACGCACAACATCGTTAGAATTTTCTTCATCCATTTCCATTGAAGTCTGGTACGGTTCAAACGGAGGACGCAACTCACCTGCTTCAAAGTCAATTGAACAGTCGTGGTCGGCATTAGATACGTCACCAATTTCGTGACCATTAAATCCGTCAACTAGAATACCAGTTTTGAGTGCTAGTGTACCATCTGCATTTGTAATTGTCAATGCGTCTGCTTCTGCCTCAAGAGCATTCATTACAGTTAGATACTCAAGGTCGTTCAAGCGAGTTTCAATATCGCCCAAGTCACGAGAAGTATAGTTTTTCTGTGGAATGTATTCGTATGTTACATCATCTGGACTGAATGTATATGCAGGAACATCAATCAAGAACAATGTCATGCCATCATTTGGTTCTGCTGGATATTCAGGACGCAATGAAGACACACCTTTGAGCAAGCGGAAAGTTTGGTCTGAAGTCAGTACCAAACGGTCTCTACGCTCTAGGTAGTATGAGAAGTCTACATCAACTGTAGTAGTTGGTAGAGGTAGTCGTGAACCTTCTAGGTCAGTAAACACAGTTACGTTTGCTAGTTCTGCATCAACGATATTACCAGAAACAATTGCATCTCTACGGCGACCACGGAAGTCCAACACATTTCTCAAGTCATACAATTGACCTGTTGTATTTGAACTAAACTGCGGAATATTTTCATATGCAACGTCTGAATATGAGTTTACAGTAAACACACCAGTATTACCAGAAGTAATATGCTGGAAGTATCTAAACTGCACTACAAGTTGTCCAACTGGAGCAACAGAACCTACACGATATGTGATTGAACCATAGTCATAGTAGTTATCTTTTTGTCCTGATACAAGTGTGTAGTTGCCTGCTTGGTTAGCAAACGCCACAACACCTTCACCATCAGTTAGGTTACCTGATGCATCAACAGTATAGTTGTTTAGTGTAATTCCGTTTTCGGCATCACCAGAATCCCAAATACCTACAATATCATATACATCAGATGTGTATAGATTCAATGTCTGAGATGTAGTAAAAGATGGAGATTCGAATGTCAAGGTTTTCAAAGCAAGAGATTTTGCTTTTTCTGACCCGTTGTTGACATTCAATGTTGTAATAAGGTTAAATGTTGTACCCGCGGATGGTGCTACTGCAAGTCCACCAGTTGCAGGAAACTCGACACGCAATGTATCTGCGGCATCATCTGGACGACCAGCATCAATGCTTAGAATTACGCCAGAAGTTGGACCTAAGTCAACAGTATCGCCGGGACCATATGAGTAGCCATTAGCATCAGTAAATGCTCCAGCAGAAAGAGTCATTGTGTAGTAGAACTGTGCTACTGTACCAGAAATTGTACCTGCGCTTGGGTAAAATAAGTTATTACTGTCAGCAGAAACAATAGGTGCAGAATCTACACCACCCGAACCTGCGTTAGGAATAGTGATGTTGGTGTACAGTCTTTGATATGAATAATCAATATCATCAGTGCCACCTTCAGATGCAAGTAGACCACCTGATTTAATTGAACGAATATTGTCGTATGGTAGTTCAAAGATTAGTGTGTTATTGCTTGGTTCAAACAGAATACAAGCATTATTTGCTTCTTGGTCAAACTTACCATCGTCAGCAACTCTTGCAGAAACATCAAATGTATATGCGCCAGATGCAAGTGTAGAAACTGCAAGTGTTTCCAGATTATCAAATGTATTTCTGAGAACATTGATTTCATACAAGTATGTGCGATTCTTAATATCAACCTCAAGACCGTCACCAAAGTTGGTGTTGTCTTTTTCGTGAAAGCGAATCATACGAACTTTAGCAGTACCAATCTTAGCATGATTGTCGTATACCCATTCTGGGATACTTGTACTTGTGAAAGTTTCGTTTGTATCAGTCGTGTAATCGAATAGTGCAGTAGTGCCATCAGCGGCAAAAATGTCTATCTGTCTATTTGTCTCGCCGATAGTTGATGCTATAGTATCCCAGTCTGCAAGTGATGCGCCTGCATAAGTTGGCGCAGGACCAGCAGTACCAGTTAGACGATACCACTTTAAATTGTTTACAGTGTCGGTCGCAATCTCTGCAATCACGCCGTAATAGTTTCCACTTGCAAAGTTAATCTTCAGAATGTTACCGACAACAGGGTCTGTTTCAGTAGAAAGAGCATTTAGTGTTGAGTTGTCTACACGAACCCATGCACCGTATGCGTATGATAGTTGATACTGAGTATTGAGCAAGTCAACTTGTTCTTGGTTTGCAACGTCAAAAATACCGAACGAGCGGTTTGTAATAACGTAGTTACCAAACTGAACACCGATGTTGTTACTTTCTGCAACATCAAATTCTCTTGCTTTGTCTAAATCTTTAAGTGTGCGAACTGGAGTTTCAAACGCACGACCTAGAATGTATGCACGACCAGGACCAATCTCCAAAGAAAGTTTTGCTTCATCTGGAATTGATGCTTTGTGTGTTAGAACATCCAATGTGAATGGGTCTACTACAAAGTTGCCGTGAATGTCGTAAATGGTTCTTGCTAGTTCATCGCCAAGTGCAGAATATACAGGATACTTAACTGCTTTATCAACACCACCAGCAGTGAGGCGATATAGTTCGATAAAGTCAATATCAGACGTACCTGCGATTGGGTCTGCATTATTAGAAGTTGGGTCGTAAGTATCTTTACGAACCAAATCAAGCACCATAGTGTAACGGTGCCCACCGGGAGCGGTATAGTTGTAAGAACCTTCCGCTGGGTCGAGCAATGTTGTGTCATCGTCTTCATCAACGATAACGTGAGAAATATTCATACCAACACGACATGTCGCTGGATGATTTCCATCATATACAGATGAAATAACTAGCGTCTGTGCTGGAGTATGAACAAAAGAGTCGTTAATGAAGAACACGCCCTCATCAACACTAATAAGTGAAGCCGCACCCTCTCTACCTGTACCAACAGAAGAATTGACTTCTGCAAGTGAAGTTTTGAGTGCGTCCGACTCCAAGTAAATATACTCGGAGCCGAACGTACCTGTCCCTGCCATGAGGGTACAAAACAACAACGGAGGGGTAACATCCGTAGCGGCACGATAGTCTGAAACAAACCAACGAGATTGTTCAAACCCATTAATTGGAACTGCATTATCATTGGTAAGAATCATCTTACCCTTCAATGATGCAAGAGTTTCCTCTGTAACATCAGTTCCGCCAAATTGGGTGTTCAGAACAATATATCTTGCCTGATTATCAACGCTACTTAGAGCGCCGTAAACGATACTGCCATTTTTGTAAATGCCAGTACCAAACTCCCCAATCTGATTTTGCAGAATAGATTGAAGTTGTGTCAGTTCTCTCGCTTGTACGGCATAACCTGGGCGAAAGAGAATTCTTAGAAACTCTTTGTCCTTGTCATAATCGTCATAATATGGGTTAATATTAAAATTAATTGGCATATTTCTTCTCGCTATCCTACGCTACGGTTTGTATAAATTACGAAGTATTTATTAGCGTAAAATTAGAATTCTACGATAAGTTTAATATCTTCAATTTGGTCAGCCGCACGAGTGATAGGACGACGGTATTCAACATATAGAATGTCACCTGAGTAACGATTCAAGTCGCCACCATCAACACCATCAGTATCAACAGAAGCACTTGCCGCAGAAGTACCACCAGTGATAACATCGCTAACAACAAAAGTGCCAACTACGTTAATCAATGATACAATACCATTGCCTGCGTCAAAAGACAATACTTTACCAGTTGCACCAGAAGTGCCGCCTGTTACGATTTCGTCTTCTTCAAATGTACCTGTTACACCAGTTAGTGTCAAGTTCCAGTCTTGTGCGTATGTGCTATTACCAGCAACATTATCGTCTACAGATTGAGTTGGGTCACGAAGGATACCAATCTTACGGTAGTCGTTATTTGTTGGGAAGTTACCACCTTCACCGTACTCTAGGCGTGAGTTCAACATAACGTAGAAGCCACCTAGTTCGTGTACAGGGTCAGAAGCATGACCGCCTTTTGGAGCGACAACAGAACGTGCTGTTGCACCAGAACCAGTACCATCAGTGATAGCGATTGTAGCGAAAGAGTAGTTAGAACCACGTGCCTGAACAGTGATTTTGGTGATAACACCAGCCTCAACAGTTGCAGATGCAGTCGCACCAGAACCGTCACCTGTGATAGTGATAGTTGGTGTGGCTGAGTAGTTAGTACCACCAGCAGTTACAAGAATAACGTCAAGCGCACCGTCTGTCGCTGAAGCGGCAGTAGTTGCGTCTGCACGACAAGGAACCCACTCTGGAGTAACGAACTTCAAAGTTTCAGCCGCAGTAATTGTGTACATGTACTGCCACTTGTACTCATCAGCAGTCACGAATGGTTCTGCACCTGTACCAGTTGGTTCGATTGTTGACGCTGAACCACCTACGTTAAATAGGCACTTGTAAACGTCAAACGCTGAGTTGACAACATAGAATTCTGAACTGAAAAGTCCTGCATCAGTGTGGTCGTATTGTGCATATACTGAACCAGAAGTCCAGTCATAGCGTGGAATAACGTGTGCGACTTCACCAGACTGAACACGTTTGGCTGAAATCATATCACGCCAATGGTCGAATTCTGTTTGGTCAAATGAGTCAATAGGTGTTGGTGGTGTAACGTCATCACCTGTTTCACCTGCGTTCGTACCCCATGGGTCTACACGCCCAATAAATAGATACATGTTTGTTGCGGCGGCTTCTGAGAAAGCCTCCACGAATTGTTCCGCATTGTGTAGGCGGAATTTGCTAGTTACGATTGCTGGCATTTTGTATTACCTCCGAAGTGTTAAAATTACCTAAATGCTTATGACTTATTGTCAAAAGTATTTATATATCATCAAATTTGTTGTTTTCATAATTATTCATAAAGCAATAGACTACAAAAGCCTATACCGATACAGTATTTATACAACACTATAACGTATCCAAGATGTTGTTATCGCCATCTCTAATGTATCCTGTTATGGTTGTTGATACAAGTTGTGAGTTGGCGATACTTCTAATTGCCGTATTGTCTGGGTCGAAACTGCCAATAGTGTTATCTTCAATCTTGTAGATAAAGCCATTGAACAAGTTCTGGTTCTTATTAACCATTTGAGATGGACCAGTTTGTACGGCTGTGTTCGCATCTTTGAATACTTGCAATTTAGATTTGCTACTTACTGTTGCTTTAGTGTCAAGCGACTTAATTATTATATGGTCAATGGCAGAGATATTATTTCCACCACTATGTACTTTCACCCAATCAACAGGAGTTTTTACGAGTTCTATGTCAGTATTTAGTGTCACTGGCTGAAGCACCAACATAGATTCTACAGGAACAGAACCGTGAATTGTTGTCACATATTCACCACTTAAATCCATCTCTTTACGAATGTGACGAATAAAGCGGGACTGAGATGTGACACCCAAGTCTAAGTTCTTAACGATTACTGGATAGAATCCAACATCTTGACCACCTTCTGCATACGCTTTGCGAATAACAGGTTGCATGAATGTCGGGTCAAGTTTACGAATCTCTTGTGCTTCAACTTCACTGATTAGATAGTCTGCATAATCACGCAACTCTTTCATACCAACAGTGATAGTGATTTCGTTAGTCTTCTCTTCAACTGCAAGAGGTGTGACTTCAACTGTCTGTGGAGAAGTTAGTAAGTAGTTGTGAGTTGTCCAGTGTCTATGAATTTCACGCTGAACGCCGACAGTTAGGTCGAGTTTCAATTCTACTGTTGGGTTTAGCAGAGATGCAGTATTAAGAAGGTTCTCATGTGCAAGACCAGTGATAGTGCTTACTGGCACCCAATCAGACTTAACATCATTTGAAGTCAAGTCATGAATTTTACGGATGTACTGTGAAGAAACATCCATAGGTGTAGACGTATTTAAACTTATCTCTGGTATGAGTGTTCTAAACGTATCAAGAGTAACATCAAGTTGGTCGAGAATAATATTCAATACTTGTGTACTGTACTTGTCTACTAGTCTGCTATCAATACGAACAGAAAGGGACAAGTCTCTTGCCCAACTTTTCAGATTGTCGAACTGAGCATCAATTTCACCAATAGTTAGATTGCCATCTAGGTCACGAATCTCACCAACACCAACAGTGATTGTTCTTAACCAGTGAGTATCTACAGTAGTTACTGTCTGTGGTGCATATACGCTAATTTCTGGCATGAGTGTGCTAAACGAATCCATACGGGAATCCGCTTGTGCAATAATCATTCTTGTCTGAGTAGAGTAACGAGCAACAAGATTCGACACGCTATCGAATACATCAATAACGGCAGACATAGGAAGTCTAACAATACGCTTGTAATTAGAAACTACATCAAGTTGTCGCACAGGTGGCGCATAGATACTAATCTCTGGCGTGATGTGTGAAGTTAGAGGTACTGCAACTGTATCCGCTTGCTTCTGAATAATGAACCTCTTGCGAGTATCACGTTCAGACATAACAACATCAATACTCACATCTTTATGAAGACTACGAGTAATTGTTTTAGTTACTTCAATCGTATTATCAATAATGATACTATCAACTTCACGCTGAAGTGGGAATTGAAGTACAGGGAATGAGAATACATTAATATCAGTTGGGTCAACACCAACAGTAGGAGTCACGAGTGTAAGAGTTACACGATTGCGCTCATATTCAAGGCTTGTATCATCTTCAATATTAACTTTACTTGTAACAACACTTGGTGGCTGATACAAATCACCACTTCTAAAACTAGAACCATATGTTACTTGTTCTGTGAATGTCTTCTTGAACAACATAATCGTCTTTTTGTACTTCGGAATCTGAAGTCCACCAAGACGCTGAGAAACAATCAAATCGTTAGGGTCGTTCTGGAAGTTGTTGTACATACCAGCACGAAGGTTGTTCGTAATGAACACCTCACCAAACAATTCCATACCAGATGGGTGAACTAGTTTCTTAATAGTATCACGATAGTTCTCAATAGACAAACCAGTTCTTAGAACATAGGAGAATGTCTGGTAGTATTTGTTATCCTGAAGATATTTCGCTTCTGATAGTTGACCATCATCGTTGCTGAATATACCAGGGTGACGGGCAACAGAACCTGTTGACATTGTGACGCTGGCATCACCATTACCATATGCAGTCATGTCGATAGTTGGAGTATCGTAGTACAAAGCACCAAAGTTTTGGTTTAGAATTTTAACTTGCTTAATACGACCGATAGTAGCACCATCAGCACGAATAGATGCACCTACACCAGTAGCAGACGATATTGTTGCAGTAGGAACTTTACGATAACCAGAACCTGCATTTGCGATTTTGATATCAAGAATAGCACCATTACCCAAGAAGTTCCATGAAGTATTATATGAAATTTCTGGAGATTCGCCCTCATCATACACTGCACCAGTAATAGATGCAGATAGTTCGATACGAATAATCTTATCCCCAACAATTGGGATTACTACGTTTGATACAACAGGAACATCAATACCTTCATATGCAGGAGTGACAGACGCCTCAGCACTGGCAATATCATCTTCAACATATACACGGAAATAGTCCCAAAGAACAGTTCCCGCCATAGTTGTTTGAGTAAGGTTATTCAATATTGCTTCTGTTACGGTGAACGTACCTGGACCATGGACACTAAAGTAATAACTTCTTGTAGTCGGTTCATCATTTAAAATGTCAAGTGAACGCTCTGTGATAATAGGACTCTGAGGAATACCACTACCACGATAATCTTCATCCTGAGATGTTGCAACTGCAATAGGCATTCCCGATACAGAAACATCCGACACGAATGCCGCGGCACCAGAACCACCAACTTCACGAGAGTCTTCAAAGACAACTTGGTCGTTTACTCTATATCCAGTACCAGCATTGATAATATTAATTCCACTAACATCACCAGGAAAGATAGATGCAATCTGAGCAACAGAACCAACGCCAGAGTCACCTTCAGCAGTATTGACTTGTAGAATTGTACCTGCACTATAACCAGTACCAGATTGCCCAACAGAAATATCTGTTGTCATTGGAACAATTCTAAATGTTAGTACGTTGTTTTCGGTATCTTTATAGTAGATGTAATCTCTATCTTCTTCTGCATCAGACAGTGATGGGTTAAAATCACCAAGACCAGTAAGATTAGAAATGTATGCTTCTGTAATTAGCGTATCACCAAGATAGAACTGAATGATGCGCTCTACAGTAGCAGACGCCCAAGTTCTAGTCTCAGGAATATTTGTGTATGGGTCAACGTAAACATAATCTTGAAAGATTCTTTTACCAGTGAGGTCAAAGACGTTCCAGTTGCTATCGTTTAGTATTCGAATTGAGGTTACAGTAGACCACTTACCGTCAGACGCTCTTAGAATATCATTCTTCGGATAGTAGAATTCGACATTCTCATTAAAAAGAATATTAAATAGGAACTGGTATGATTTTTCAGTACCCTTAGATGCGTAGAATGAACGAATATTTTTGATAAGAGTTTTCTTATCAACTTCAATATCTTTTGGAATTTGAGTTAAGAATTCGGCTTCAAGATGTTGTAGGTACAAATCAACAGAAGTGTCTACATCTTGACTTTCTAGTAACTTTTGTACTGTGTAATGTGGATTACCCGGTTCTGACAACCACTCATAATATGCTTCAAGAAATCTTTGAAACATAGGATATTCTGAAGACACAAATCCCGGAAGTTGGTCACCGAGTGCATATTTAATTGAGTTATCAATATGGTCAACTCTAGTTAAAGAGTTACCCATAGATAGAGAATTGCCAGACTGATAAAACAGTTTCGGTACAGGACCCAAAGGCAATTCAATAGTCACAATACCTTGGTCTGCGCCATTGTTCTGAACTAATACGTCATACTGTGCGCCATCACCAAGAACCCTATCAGTCTTAATATAGAAGGGGTGACCAGGAGCCTGAACATTAAAGTTGTATATCGTTCCACTTTGCAAATCCAATGGGGGATTTGCAACACCATCAATCTGATATGCGCCTTCACTAAATGTGACTGTATAGGTAAATGTTGATTGTGCCATTACGTTTACCCTGCTTGATAGATAGAGTTGATTTTATTAGTGTACCGAATTTGAGAATCAGTAGCATTTACAACAATATCATCTTCAAGAATTTCTAAGATTTGATTTCGAATAGAGAAAATGTCTTGTTCACGAGGAATAATACTAACAACAAGTTCAGTATCATCAAC